GTATTTAAAGGATCCTCTAAAAGTTTAAATATATCATCTTGTTGTATAAATTTATTTATAGAAGTAACCCTAGTTACTGTATCTCCAGTAGGATCTCTCCTATTATCAAATGCAACATCTGTAAACTGAGCATAGGACGTAGTTAATAGAGTTCCAGTAGAATTTGCTGCCTGCATAACTGTTTGTAAATTTGATCCAGAAATATCATTAGTTATTGAAGCGTCCCAATTAAACCAATCATGAATATTAGTATCTACTATAACTATAAATTGTCCTGGATAATTTAATTCTCCATATTGTTCCCAATAAACAGTTATACCTGAAACATTTATTGCTAATATATCAAGACGTACTTGTTCTATATCAGCAGGATATTGAAAATTCGATGTATTAATCCAAAATAAAAGTCCAAAAGACGTATTATCAGGATCTGCTACCATTCTTATTGCAAATACAAAATCTGTAGAATTTCCTCCTGCATTATTACAAACAAATGTATCTAAATCTATAGTAAAATAACTAACAGGATCTGCATCTACTACAGTCCAACGTATTGTATTACATTCATTTATAAATACATCCGATCTTTGATTTACCAAATACATATAATCATTTGGTAATCTAAAACTATCTATCCAGAAATTCTCATCATATTGTTCCTTAAACGTTACAGGATTTTCATATTCAGTAACTAAAGTTCGAAGATCATCAATTCTTTTTTGACTCTCTTCAAAACCTTTTTGATACTTATTATTTTTCCCATATTTAGTATTAATAAACCTCATCTGAGATTTATTTAACTCAATATCAATTTCTTCAGAAAGAAGCAAGTCAGCTTGAAGTGAATTAATTTTATCCACTCCTTGCTGAATCGCCAAATGCATTTCTTGTACATTCATATTAAACTAATGATAATTCTTTAAGTTTTGCTCGGATTATAGTTAATTTACCAGAGTTCTTCTTGTCTTTAAGATGCACTACAGAATCTTCAATTGTATCACCAAGTACTTCATCAATAAAGATAACTTGATTTCCAATTTTCCTTAAAACCCCAGCCGAAACCATTTCTTCAATTTCTGCTTTTAATTCTAAATTTTTATCTCTAGCAATCCTAACAAACTTTTTAGGACTCGTGTTTTTGATTTCGTAAAGCGAATTTTCAATTTGCTCACTAGTCATTCTATCAGGATTAGTATTAGACATAAGTCGTAATATTCTCTTCATAGATTTTGGATTAGATGAAACTTTAATAAATTCTTTATCTGCATCTTTCTTAAGTTGAATAGAGTTATTTTTAACCTTATCTTCTCTTGCTAGATCTTGAATATAGAATCTTTTATTAAAATCTTTATCCATTTCTTCTTTGGTAAGTGCTACATGTGGATGTTTAAGTGCAAAATTATACTTAATCCAATCCATTATTTGTAATGGATTTCCATCTTCGTCCTTACCAATTTCCAACTCAACACCTGTAAAACCTACAGGAATTGTAAGTTCTGCCCAGAATAATTTAGAATGTTTTGGCCATTCAACATGATCAGGCGAAACATCTAATATTTCTTGCATATACTTTTTTTCCTCTTTTGGGGTTAACCCCTTCAAAGGTTGTCTATTTACATAGACACTACTGATTCTCATTATAGCCTCAGCTCTTACTGCTTCAGGCAAATGATTATCTAAATCTTTTCGCCTTAAAAATACTTTTTTACTCATAATTTCAGTTCTTTTTTTATTATTATTTATTTGTTAATAGGGTGGAAAGAATAACTCTCCTATATTTAAAATTAAAGCTGGGGGGATTGCTCCCCCACAACCTTAATCAAAAACCAATATATAGACGCAAATTAATGCCATTAAGATGCTGTACAAGTGATATCAAGTGAAGTATCAAATCTTTTAAGAGCGATACCTGCAGTTTTCAACATATGTACAGACGCACCATCAACATCAGAAGCTCTAGCAGAAGTTGAATCAAATCCTCTAGGAACTACTGAACCAGCTACACACCATCTCATAGACTCACGACCTTTTTTCGAGATCATTTGTAGGTTATTTTGACCATCATAATTTGATTGATCAACAAATACCATTCTATAAGATTCAAGTGAATATCCAGTTGTTGGGTGTTTCGAACGAGCTTGAGCCACTGCACCATGATCGAATAATGGTAATTTAACCACATTCACAGCATGTCCATCTACGTGCTCGTACGATGTAAAGTAACCAGTTAAACCTAATGATCTACCAGAACCTGTGATAAATTTGCTATTATCAGCTAATTTCCAAGTATTACTTGAAAAATGTGATTTAAGAGCTTCATCGAATTCTCGCATACCACCAGTACCAGTATAAAGAGTTACTTGTTTGTTACTTGCATCGGTCATTCCATAAAACAAATCACCAATAATATTCTTCAACTTAGTTTCAGTCATAGTTGAATAAGAATCCGTATTGACAATTTGTTGTAGAAGACCAGGACCTATGATTACAGGTTGACCATTCTCATCTTTCATATAAGTATGACCATTAGCATCATAAGTTTTTTGACCATACCAGTAATACATTTCTGCTTCCTCTTTAAAGTCAAGCATATGTAAATACTCTTCATAGTCCATCCAAAGTTTAGTAGTAGAACCACCCTTCGTTGGAAGAGAGAATTCAGCTACATAATCTTTAGCATTTCCAGACATATGATAAGATTTTCTTACAGTTGTAAGTTTGTTTCTTACCAATCCTGGAGTTTCCCAGTTTGAAGCATTTCCTCTAGAGAAATCAACTCCTACTGGCGCATACATTTGAGCCCAAAGAGCACCAAGTGTTGCATCTACTGCAGCTAATGATGCTGTTGCAGCAGGATTTACTAATTGTAAAGTATATTTCCAAGAAGTTCCCCCAGATACTTGTTCTGGTTCTCGCATAATACGAGCTTGAGTACCTGCCTTAGATACTATTATATATGGAAATACAAAATGTTTATCAGGAAATTCCAACTCAAAAGTTGCTCCTCCTAATCCTAAATTTGATGCACTGTTAGTTGTTGCTACCGGTCTCGTCCTCAATCTATGTGTTGACACACGATACTCATATTCTAACCGATCAATAGATTTAACATTGCCAACACCTTCTGTTAAGAAAGATAGAGGGAATCTTTTATCGTCTTTTCCTGCTAAATGAGTAATAATTGGAGACAGCTCAGTAGGTTTTGCTACCAATGCATTTGAGAGACTGTTCATATCAGTCATCTGCGAATCATTGTAAAACGTCTTTTGGACGCTTATATTTGTTCCTGTTGGCATATCTAATTATTTTTAGTGGGCCCCAATCTCCCGTTATTTAGGGGATATTTTTATTAAATACTAAGATCTAGATCATCTAGGTCTATAGTTTTACTTCGTCTAGACCGTTTACGAGCAAAATCTTTTCTCTCAGGGATTTAGTTACCTTTGTTTTAGCTTTAGTATTAATAATTGTCTCTAAATTAAATCCTTTATACATAAGATAATCAATTGCCAGTTTAGTATCAACATTGGCACCTACATGATCTAAATCACGTTGTGTATAACCTTCTTTGGTTACAGGGGTAGAAATATATTTAAAAAATTTCGACTTCTCTTTTTGAGGAACAGTTATACCCGCAAACTCTTTTGATTCTTCAATAGTATTTGAGATATCACTCCAAAATTGAGTTTGTTTTGTCTGTTCTTCTCTTAACATTACTTTTTGGTTTTCTACCATTTGTTCTTTTTCTTGAGCTTGAACTTTTCCTAATGCTTGTCTTGCGGCTTCTGCTTTAGTGTGCAATTTTCCAGAATCTTCATAATCTCCAAGCATCTCATCAATAAAGTTTTTATCATGACCTTTTACAGTAAAATAATCTGCTAAAACTGTTTTCTGACTATATACATCATCTTCTGAAAGTTGGAGATTATTATAATCTGCTTGCGGATCATATACCGTCATAAACGTTTCAGACTGCCCTCCATTTAAAACATATTGTAAATGTTTTTTAACTAATGGAAACGACTCAAGAACTTCATCTAATCTATCATCAGCCATTTGAGAAGCTACATCTTTTGTCATCTCAGCTATACCTTCAGATGTATCCTCATATTCATTTTCAACTTCATACCCCAGTTTCTCTAAAACTTCTTTAATAACTG